TGAAACCATATCCTCTTTGTTTGTTTCCCATGTATGCTTGGTATCACACCAACTACACCCCACGGGACACCCCTGCAAGCGAATAAAAATTGAAGGCGTTCCAGTAAAGGTTGCCTCTCCCTGTATAGTTTCAAAAACTTCATTAATGTAATAATTCATAGCTTATACAAACTCAGTTAAATGGTGTAACTTGCTGAACATTTTCTAGTTTCTTCAATGACTATTTTAGAACAAACCACTCCAGTTCCAAGCAGTTGCTTAGGAGCTACCACCTCAACCAAATGTTTAGCTATATTTTCAGCCGTGGGGTTAAAGTCTGTCAAAACAACAGTGTTATCTATCGCTAGCAAGTGTTGAGCAATGGGGTCGTTTTTCCATACCAAAAAATGGTGATCGTAAACTTCTTCAAGCCACATACATAACTTTTCCTTAATAACCGAAAAGTCTATAACTCGCCCCAAACTATCCAAATCGCCGTCACAGTAAAAATAAACTCTGTAATTATGCCCATGTAAATGCTGACACTTAGATTCGTGACCGCACACTCTATGCCCTGCACAGATGTCGTGATACCTTATTGCTTGTAATTTCATTTGATTGACCCCAAAAATTCCTGTCTAGCTGAGTGATTATCCATAAATACACCTGATACAGCGGTCGTAACTGTGCTGCTTGAAGCGTCCTTAATTCCTCGTGACGCTACGCAGTAATGCTTTGCATGTACCATAACGATTACGTCTTCGGTGTCTAACAACGACTTCATAGCCACCATAATTTGATTGGTTAACCTTTCCTGTATCTGTGGGCGTTGTGAGAAAAATTGAACCAGCCTGTTCATTTTAGACAATCCAATTATTTTGTCTTTTGGTATATAGGCTATATGGCAATGCCCTGCAATAGTAACAAGATGATGCTCACAGGTTGAGTGCAGAGATATATCTCTCTCTATAACCATGCAATTAACATTCATTTTATTTTCAACTGTGGCAATTTTTGGGAAATTATCATAATTTAACCCACTAAAAACCTCATTAACATACATTTTAGCCACTCGCTTTGGCGTGTCAATAAGTGAGTCGTCTGTAAGGTCTAGCCCTAAAGTTTGCATTATACTAACCATTAAGGGTTCAATTATTTGTCGTTTTTCGGTGTCTGTAAGTCCAGTTTCCACCATTGGCGTTTCCATTCCAGCATTTTTTAATGCTTTTAATACGATATCTTTGCTCATTGGGCAACCTTGTAAATTAAAGATAAAATTGTTTCACTGTGGGTTTGGGCGTTTTTAATGCCTAACCTGTTAAGATAAAACTCACTATCACATTCGTAGCTTATTCTTTTTTCTCTTAACAAGCCAAATTTAATCAGTTTTTTCAACTCACTTTCGGTTCTAAAAAACTTTTTACCTTCGTTTTTTGAGTTTGCATTTTTAATGTCGATGCTGTTTTCTTCGTTGACAAACTGAATCACCAATACCTCTCCCTTGTGAAAAAGAGAAATGTTTTCCATTAAAGCAACAACTTGAGTGTCAGTTAGATAGTGCATAACATACCTTAAAACAAGTGTGTTATGGACCCCTTTGTAATTTAAAATATCACAGATAACATCTGGTTTTTTTGAACCATCAATATCAACTGTAATAATGTCACTAAAAAACTTCTTTAGTATCCCATTAGCTCCACCTAAATCGGCTGCTGATTTATTTGTGTCCACAATAGAAAGTAAGTAAGGCATTGCATCAAAGTAGATTAATCTGCTAACGGGGTCTGACCAAGTTCCAAAATCAATACCACTATCTTCTTTATACATTACCAGCCATCCTTTTGTATGCGTTGGTTAAAATATCCATCCCGTTAGTTGTAGCTGACGCCAAAAATAACTTTGTTCCTAAATTGCTTTCACAGTCCATTGACATTTTAACCCAGCTTGCACCACCAACTTTTCTTAAAAAACTATTACCACCCGAAAAACCTGAATTGGTTTTAGCTGTATTTATATCAACTCCAAGCAACTTACACGCCTTTATCACCTTATCACTTGGCTTTGTAATAAAGTCCTTTTTGCTTGCCTTTACCATGTTGCCATTACCAACATAAATATCAGCATTGCCAAACCTTGCACCACCCTCCCACGAACTTGAATCACATGAATAGGGTTTAAAATTCTTAACTCCAGCCATTGACGTATAGCCGAGCAAATGTGATTTACGTCCAGCAACCTTTTTCTGAAATTCATTTATATAATAAATTAGACTGTTTTTTGGTTGATTTACTAAACCACCGTAAGCAATGTAATCGGTTTTTGAATAATAATAATCAATAACATCAAAGCTAGACCCGTGGGTAAAAATTGGTAATGGGTCAAACCCACGACTTAGCATTGTGTCGTAGTTTTTTATCGTTTGGTCTTTATCGCCAATAACGTCTAGCGCGAAATACTTCCACGGCTTAAATGGTAGGTTATCCAAAAAAAAACAATAATCATCCAGCTTGATTGGCTTACCTGATGAAAATGCAGTGAACGCCCCACTATCCAATAAAAACCTAAGAGCTTCTGGATTTTCTTGTTCAAAATTAATAATATGTTGTATTGTTTTTTTATTTAGGTAAGGGTACGCAACCAGCAAATTAAGCCTTTTCAATGGTTACACCATCTATTCCACTATCGGCAATAGCCCTATCAAGAGTTGACAGCACTGCGTCAACATCAATAACCTTACCAGACACCCTTATTTTGAACTCTGTTGGCTCTTGGGGTTCTTTATCTTCTATATTATTAAGATCGCTATCCCATCCATTTAATATATAACTTAACTCGTTGTCGTCAAACCCTAGTAAGTCAGTGTTAAAATCAAGCTCGTATAACGCGCTAATTTCCAACTTTAGTAACTCTTCATCCCAGACGCTATTCAACGCCAGTTTGTTATCTGCTATCACATAGGCTTTGCGCTGTGCGTCAGTTAACCCACTTAAAACAATCGTTGGCACTTCTTTCATACCTAACTTGTTAGCCGCCATTAAGCGCCCGTGACCTGCAATTATGCCACCTGAATCATCAATTAATATCGGGTTAGTAAACCCAAACTCTTTCATACTGGAGGCCACTTGCGTCACTTGTTCATCTGAGTGCGCCCGCGAATTGTTGACATATGGAATTAAATCGCCCGCTTTGACGTATTTTATTTCTAACATTATTGAAGCCCCGTTAACTTAATGGTTTATTATAGCACATTTCGGGCCTTATACATCAAGCATACATCTATACTCATCTATGGTGATACCTAAAGCCTTTGCATCTGCATAATCTGCTACCCCACATCGGGCCTTGTAAACCTCACCACTCCGCTTGGTCATCATGGCTTCGTTTTTCTTTACGATAGCCTTAGCCTCAGTCTTGGAGTAGTAGGTTTTTCGGTAGTGTTCGTTGCTCATGAGGCTAGGGCCAATATAAACCAAACCCAACAGGCTGACATTAACACCCCACCAAATACGCTTACAATAGTAAGGGCTTGGTCACGCTTTTTAACCGCTTTCACTAAATTACTTGATGCCAAATATTTATAATCTTTCATTACCTGCTCCATATCATTTCTTCATGCGCTAACTCTTGCACAAAATCTTGGTTGTCTTCGGTTAACCTAGCCAACATATCATCGGGTAATACATTACCATTAATATCCTCAGCATAGCTAATATAAGCATCTACGAAATCAGGGTAGTCCATCATATCAACCCCATCAATCTCAATATTTACTAAAGTATTTATGTTCATTATGCGTTCGCCTCTTCTAGTAGTCCGTCAATATGTTCCATTGCCCTCTTAACATCTTCTATTGGCATACGATCTGTTAAGTCTTCAACCATAAGCATAACTCTGCGGTAATGCTTATCAGTTGGTGCGCCAATAGCCAAAGATAGGGCTACCAAAAGTGCTTCATAATCATTAGTTGGCTTAATCATACCGCCTCCACTATCTGAAATGTTCCCTTAGTAAAGAACGTGCTACCACATAATCCACCATTAACAGGTGACTTCCTGTGAAGTTCATACGCGGCTTCGTGGGTTATTACCCCGTAATTTCTCATCGTGTCCCCGAAGAAATTCATCGTCTTGCGGTCAAAGAAATGGCCTTTTTTGTTGTTGATTTCGTAGTTGTATTTAAGTGTTGAACTATTCATGTAATGCTCCTATGGGGCCGAAACCCCTTATTATTATCCGTAAACGCTAGCTTCATAATCGTCAGAAGCCATCTGCTCACACTGAGCGTCTTGACGGTCTTCGTCAGTCCAATCACTGTCAGCTAGAAATGGGTTGCCGCCAGTTTCCTGAAGCCTATCCCATTCTCTTTCAAGCCACACCTGCTTGAAGTCTCCTACCCAATCCCAAGAATCATTTTTAGCAATAAACCAAATTGGTTTAGTGAATGACTGACGCTGATACAAATCATTACCAAGAAGAACTTCGCTTACTTCAACCGTACCTACATTTCTCATTTTAGTCATGTGATGCTCCGTGGGGCCGAAGCCCCTTATTGTTATTGGTTAATATAACGCTCATACTTTGCGTGTAAGGCAGCCATTTCTTCTTGCGTGGCATAATTGTGAGGGGTAGGCTCAAATTCTAATGCTTCTGCTTCTTGACGAGCAATATGAGTTTGCTCATCAGGATCAATATACATAATTGCTGACGGCTTATTTTGGGGTGTGTATGACATGTGATTCTCCGTTGTTTTATTTAACCTACAACTTATTGTAACAGTTCTGTACATGGATGCAACACTTTTGTTTACTTATTTATTAGTCATTGCAGAATGGCGCTCTGTAGCTAACCTGTACCTACGATAATCAGCAAGCGTTTGCTCCCTGCCTCCACGCTTGTCAGCCTCGTATATAAGCATGATTACCTTATCAGTCTCGATGGTAGCTCTCTGCTCACGGCTAGGACCAGTGGGACGGCTTGAGTCAGGTGGGAATAACTCGCTTAAGCTAACCCCAGCAGCCTCTGCTATCTCTACCCCATTAGCACCACAAGCAAAGCAGTTCATTAGCACCGTTCCATCGTCACATTCTTTAATACCCATGCTAGGAGATCTGTCACCATGTACTGGGCAAAGTGCCATCCACTTATTAGCCCCGTTAGTCTTAACGCCCTCTAGCATCATCAATATCGCTTCTACGCTCATGCTGCTACGCTCCGTTTGCTGTACCTTATTTGGGTGCTTGTTATGTATTTTCTGGTTTCATCACTGATTCCATTAACCATTATAGGCTGAATTGCGTTAGGCCATACACCGTAGCGATTGCGGTAAGTGTGGCTAGCCCATGAGTCTTTATAGTTCTTGCCTCTTGAGTACAGCAATACTTCGCTGTAAAACTTAGTCTTATCTTCTTTTGTGTGTTTTCTGTTTCTTTGTTCTGGGGTTAGCTTGGTTAGGATTTCATCGGTAGATTCTAGCTGTTCTTTGAGTGGTATCTCATAGCCACATTTACATCTAAGGCCAACCATCTGCTGAGTGCATTGTGGGCAAGCCTTGCTTTTGATTTCCTTTTTATCACGGGTGAGTTGCTTTTCATTGAACCTTTGTTCACCATTATCCAAAACATCTGGCACTACATCTTCGGCAAAACCATGCCGATTTACATTCCCAGCATGGTCAAGATATATAGCCTTTTCCTTACCCTTAAATGTTCTAGCGATACGGCCTGCGCGTTGACAAAAAACTGAAAGTGATTTGGTTGGAAAGCAGTCGATTAAAACCCTAACACTTGGCTCATCGTATCCTGTGTTAAGTAATCGGCTGCATGAAAGCACTTTAAATTCACCCCTAGTATGGGCAGCATAAATAATTTCTCTCTCTTCTAAATCCATATATCCATCAATATGTTCTGCTGTAATGCCTGCTTTATTGAACACCTCAACCAAGTGCTTGCTGTGTTTAATGCTAGGTGCAAAGGCGATTGTTTGCCCATTCTCGCCATGTTCTAGCCAGTTCTTTACAATGTCCCCCACTAAGCCTTTATCGTCTTCTGTGGCGGCTGCTAGGCTGTTAGGGTCATAGTCACTCCCTCCAGTAGATAATTGTTTAGTCTTTACGCCTTTGAGGTTCACGTTACGCCCACCATAATAATCAATAGGGCATAGATAATTTTGCGCTAACAGCTCACGGGGAGTGATAGGCACTATTAGATCATCATAGTGTTTGCCTAATCCCTTAGAGTAAGGTGTAGCACTTAGGCCAATGAATGGGATGTTGTTATATGTAGCCATAATTTTGGTCAGGCTGGCGTAGTGAGTATGACATTCATCCACTATGGCTAGATCAAACTCTGGCAATCTAGGTCGTCTTGCTAATGTCTGCATACTGGCTATTTGAATGGGTGCTGCGTAGTTAGTTAACTCATGCTGGCCTTGGATAATGCCGAACTTTAACCCTAACTCATGGAATGATTCTAGGCTTTGGGTGATTAACTTGATGCGGTCACATATAAATATAACTCGCTTACCCTTCTTGGCTGCTTCATTACATAAGTATGCTGCTACCCTTGTCTTGCCAAAGCTACAGGGAGCGGCTAATACTGGGTGTTTATTGCCATTGCGGATAGATTGCCTAAGCATCTGAACTGCCAGCTCTTGGTGTGGGCGTAAACTTATCATTTTTATTTGCTCCATTTTATTTAGGCAATAGTAGTCATTTAGATGGTTTGGGATACCTATGAGATATACCTTACTATCGATATGCTATTTGCTTGGTCCACTTACCACAATTTGCATAAACCGTTTATCATCCGTGATTGGCTGGTCTGCCCCCTATTGTGTATCCGCTAACTATGTTTGTACCTTGGCATTGCGCTGCTTCGGTCAGTCCCATCATTCCTGTGCGGTAAGTGCTATCCCAGTTTAAAGCCTTGGTGGCATAAGTCTTGTTTTTTATTGTGGCATAACTAAATCAACCCACATTTTCATGTTGGTCAAGTAGCGAATTGAGAAGGGTTGCACCGCGTAAGCACGTTTGATAAACTACACTTGTGTTGGCGTTGGCTTTTTCCGTTCTATCTTCGCTGGCTCGATCGAGGCTACAACCTCATCACCAACACATCTAATACTACTTGAAAAGCCTACTCTAAACAAGTGGGCTTTTTAATGTTCCACCATTTCGTTAAATTTATCCTTTAATTTAA